AGCACGCTGGTCAAGAAGTGGACCTTCAACACCGAGCTGTCCTATCGGGTGAACCCCGAGGCCAGCACGTTCGACTTTCTGGATGCGGACGGCACCACCACGACCGTCAACATCTTCCTGCCCCCGGCTGGCCTCCTCGACTTCGACATCAGCATTGATGCTGACCAGCAGGGCGCGCGCTACCCCGACACGATCCTCCGCATCAGCAAGCAGTACGAGGTCACGAGCGAGAAGGTGCTCGTGTTCTATGACCGCTACAACAACAGGGACGGCTTCCCCACCAGCGGCTCCGACCAGCGGGACTTCCTGCTGATCGACCCGGTGTGGTCGCTGGACTTCTCCGACCTCCCCGAGATCGCGCGCCAGTACATCATGGTCCGCGCGTGTCGCCTCTTCCAGAAGAGCGTGCTCGGGGCTTCCGAACTCCATGCCTTCACTCAGGACGACGAGTCCGAGGCGTGGATCACCCTCAAGCGGAAGTACGGCTTGAAGGATGAACTCAACATGCTCGACAACGCTGATGTGTCCAAGGTGCTCGGCTTCCGGCCTCGGGGCATCGCAGGCGCGGGCAACATCAGGCGTAACGTCCTAGGACTTCTCTAATGCCCGTCTCTCAGACGATTGATAACCTGCTCAATGGCGTCAGCCAGCAGCCCACGGCGCTGCGGCTCCCGTCGCAGGCAGAGGAACAGGTAAATGGCCTGAGTCGGTTCAGCGACGGAGGCCCTAGCAAGCGCCCCGGCACGACTCACCTGTTCAAGCTGTCGTCCGACACGACTGGCGCTGACTCTGCCTTCGTCCATCCGCTGAACATGGGCGCGAACGACCGCTACTACGTGGTGATTGCCGATGGCGTGCTGCGGGTCTACGACAAGTTGACCGGCCTGCCCGTCTCCGTGCTCACCCCGAACGGTACGGGCTACCTCACCCCGGAGGACTCCCTCCCCCGGTTCGTGCTGGCCGACACCTTTACCGGCACCAACGGCACTGACCTCGCCGCCCACACCAGCGACATCGTGGTGGGCTGGCTGGAAATCTTCAAGAGCGGCACAGGTGCGGGCGCGCAGATTCAGAACAACAAGATGGAGCAGACCCGCCTCAACGTCCTCGCCATCACGTATGCGCTGGACTTTGAGATTCCCTCCAACGATTACACTGTCTCCGCGAAGATCAAGAACAAGGGCAGCACGCTCGACAGCTCGCAGCGGGTACTGCTGCGGAGCCGCATGAACGGTTCCACTCGCACGGGCTATGCCCTCAGTCTGGTCCTGAACAGCTCTGGGTCCGGTGGCGTCGTTGTGTCCATCCGTAAGGTGGACGCAGCCGGGTCGCAGACCTCGCTGACCTCCGTCGCGGTTGCAGGCACGTCAGGTGACGCGGATCACGTCTATGCCCTGCGGCACACGGGGAACTTCATCGAAGCACTGATGGACGGAGTGGTTGTTACGTCCGTCACCGACTCGACCTACCCCACCGGGGGCTACGTAGGCGTCTACCTTGCAGACCCGCAGACCCTCGACCGGGTGATTCTGGTGGACGACTTCACGCTCACCTACCCCATCGCAATCGACAGCGGGCGCGAGTCGTACCGCGCCGTGACGGTGGGTGACCGCACCTACATCACCAACACGACCGTTCAGGTCCAGCAGGACACCACCCGCAAGGCCCCTGCTCTGACCCCACAGGCCGTCATCTATCTGGAGCAGGCGGACTTCTCGACCACCTTCGCAGTCACCATTGACGGCGTGACGGTGGCCTACGAGACGCCTGCTGGGGCCGAGGCTTCGGCGCGACGGTCGATTGGTACGGACGCCATCACCTCCGAGCTGATGGCCCTCCTGACCGACGCTTTCGCTGACTTCACGTTCAACCAGTTCGGCTCCATGATCCGCGTGCAGCGGACGGATGGGGCGGACTTCACCATCTCCGCCGCTGACGGGCTGGCTGACAACGGCATCCTCATTGTCAAGAACACCGTCCAGCGGACCACCGACCTGCCCCTGCGGTGCGTCGATGGATACGTGGTGGAGGTCGTGGGTGGGCCGGAAGAGGCGAAGGACACCTATTGGGTCAAGTTCGACTCGCAGGGGTCCGACGACTTCCGGGGCGTGTGGAAGGAGTGCGTGCGGCCCGGCGAGGGCATCGCGTTCGACCCGACCACCATGCCTCACGAGCTGGTCTACTCGGCGGAGATTGTCGAGCAGACGGAGGCTCGTGGCTTCCCGGCGCAGCCTGTGGTTAAACCCGCGCTCCCGGTGAAGGACTTTGAGAGCTGGGAGGGGTCGCTCAACGGCGGTGACGCTGCGGACAATCATTTCTTCTTCCTGCGCGACCATCAGGACGACATCTTCGTCAACCTTGAGGACACCAACGGTGGCCCGATCAAGGTGGGCGTCAAGTACACCGTCTCCACCACAAAGATGGAAACCGGGGAGACGGCGATCCTGACCATCGCTCATAACGATGGGGCCAGCTCGACCGACTGGACGACGGTGTTCACTCGCTCGTTCCAGTCTGGCGTCTATCTCTCCAATGAGGTCACCGAGGTAGAGATCAGCACGCCCATCGGGGCGAACTGGGACCTGCGCGTCATGCTTGAGTACGCGAGCGGGTCTACCCCCTCGGACAGCGACAAGCGTGCGGTCGTAGGGCTCGCGCCGAATCAGCAGGGCATTTGGTACTACAACTTCTCGGCCATCGACGTTACGTGGCCGACCGACACCGTGTACCCCAAGGGCACTGAGTGGACCGTGACCGTCGAAGGTGACGATGCCACGTACACCCAGACCACCGACATGACGGGCTCCGCCATCGCTACGGCGTTGGAGACTCTCGTCGAGGCGCTGACTGGCGTTACCTCCAGCGTTGTCACGAATGACAAGGGCACGGCTATTCGCATCACTCTGGACGCCGGGGGCCTCCCCGAAGTCACGGCCAGCGGTTCCTTCGACGACGAGACGCTGTTCTGGAATCCAGACATCGACCTTGGCTTCGACGGGGCAGACCTAGACGGCAAGATTCTCAAGAACCTCAGCGACGGCTCCGAGGGTATCATCACCGACTGCTACGCCACCGGCATCACCGTGAGCGAGCTGACGGGCGGGGTCGAGAACAAGATTCGGAACGGCGACCTGATCGTCGTCGTGGACGTGGCCCCCCGGTTCACGTTCCGGCAGATCAGGTGGGCGGATCGCGCGGCGGGCGACAGCATCACGAACCCGTGGCCCTCGATCCGCGACGGCTTCGTCCGCGACGTGTTCTACACGCGTGGGCGGCTCGGCATGCTCTCGGGCGGCAACATCGTGCTCTCCGAGGCGGGCCGGGCGGGGAACCTCTTCCGCACCGCCACCACCGACTTGCTCGACGCTGACCCCATCGACACGAAGCCCGCCACTGGTGGGACCGTGACCTTCCACTCCGCAGTGGATTGGGATGGGCGCTGCTTGCTCTGGACCGACACGGCGCAGTTTGAGCTGCAGGGCGAACCCCTGCTGACTCCCGCGACCGTGGCTCTGGTTCAGCTCACGAAGTTCGACAGCTCCCCGGTACGCCCGCTGGTTGTGGGGTCGCGCATCTACTTCGCGCGTGGGATGACTACCTCGACGCGGATGTTTGAGTATCGGGTGCGCCAGAACAACGACCGGCCCGACGCTGTGGACATCACGCGGGACCTCCCGAGCTACCTCACTGGCTACCCGGTGAGCATCGTGGGGGACACCTCGCTTGGCTTCGTGGCGGTCCTGACGGACAGTGACCTGACCAACCTGTACACCTACTCGGCCCACTACGAGGACAACGAGCAGTACCAGTCCGCGTGGAGCCGATGGGAGTTCGCCGCCGACTCGCAGATTGTCGGCATGGACTTCGTGGACGGGACGCTCGGGATCATCTTCGTGCGCAGCGATGGGCTCTTCCTTGAGACTCTCGATCTGGACGCTGATGCCTCGGGCTTGCTGCTGGATCGCAGGCTCGACGAGCAGAGCGGCACGTACTCGGCCAGTAAGACCACGTGGACGCTCCCCTACTCCATCCCCACGGATGGCAGCGAGGGCACCGTGGTCGTGGTCGTGAATGGGGCTGTGGTCGCAACCTCGCGGCCCACTGCCACCACCGTGGCCACCACTGCGGACGTGAACCTCTCCGCCTCCGACGCCACTATCGGCGTCAGGTACGACTTCCGCTACACCCTCTCGACCCTCTTCCCCCGCTCACGCGAGGGCAAGGCGGACACGATGGGGCGGCTCCAGTTGAGCCGTGCGAAGCTGCACTACAAGGGCTCGCGCGAGTTCGACGTGGAGGTCACGCCCACCGGGCGCGCCAAGCGGACGTACTCCTTCTCCGAGACTTCGGCGGAGGATGGCGAGTTCCCCTTCCAGATCGCCACGCGGAACACCACCGCACTCATTGAAATCGTCAACGACTCTCCCTTCCCCTCGTGCATCACGGGGCTGGATTGGGAGGGCACCTTAGTTAACCGCAGCAGGAGAATCTAACCGTGGCATTGGGACTGATTGGTGCGCTGGCTGGCTTCGCGCTACAGGGAGCCTCGGCTCTCGCGTCGCACGACGCTATGGCGGACCAGCGCAGGGCGAATGCCCGGAATGCTCTCCGTGCTTACCGCATGAACATCGCGGACCTTGGCGAGCGGGCGTTGCAGGCCGAGCAGGCCGCAGCGCAGGACGTGGGCGTCTACCAGCGGCAAGGCACCGCTGCTGGTAGCTCCGCTGCCGCCGCTGCCGCCGAGAGTGGCGTGGCGGGCTCCACCGTGAGCGCACTGCTCCAGAAGTACGCGATGGAAACGCGGGCTGCACAGGGCGCTGTCGCTACCTCCCTCGACAACACCACGAGCGAGTTGCAGCGGCGCGCGGCAGGAGCTGCTGTGGAATATCAGGGCCGTCTCTCAAGCGAGCCCGGCCCGAGTGGCTTGGCCACCGGGCTGCAGATCGGAGCCGGGGCGCTGGACCTGTTGCGCCTTACGGGCGGCGGGCCACGCTCCACGCGCGGTAACAAGACGGCGGGGATGGCCTAATGCCCCCGCGCTATCAATCCAAGGGTGTAGGAGAGGCCCCCCGCATCCAGACGACCGGAGCGGGGGCTTATCCTATCGACCCCTTCAATCGTGCCCCTGAGTCGAATCTGGGCCGTCTGGCCCACGCTCTCGGGGACCTCGTGCCGGGCCTGCGGGGGATCGCAGGGGACGCCATAGAGGGCGACAAGAAGGCGGGTGAGGAGAAGGCGCAGGCCGACTTCCTCGCCATGAAGGACGCGGGGCAGAAGATCAAGGCGGGCGAGATGCCTGCCTCTGGCTCCCCGTGGTTCCGCAGGTACTACCACGAGACGATCGGGCGGCTGGCAGCGGGGCAGTACAGCTCCGACCTGACCACCGCGATGAACGATCCGAGCACCGGGCTAAGCGAGAGCACCGACCCGGCTGACTTCGACAAGTTCGCTGGCCAGTTCCGCCAGCAGTGGCTTGAGCAGAACGCGGGCGCAGCCAACGCCGACTTCGCGGCGGGCTTCAACGCCTCGACCGTGGGGTACGAGCAGAACGCGCGGACGCAGTTTGCGGCTGAGGCGGGCAAGCGGCTGGAAGGTAAGTCGCTGGAGGCTCTGTACGCAGAGCAGCAGGTCGCCATCAAGGACATCCTGTCCACGGGCGGCTCCCCGCAGCAGATCGCGGACTTCATCAAGATCAGGAATCAGCAGCAGTACTTCCTGAATCCGAAGTCCGGCAAGCAGATCAGCGAAACCACCATCCAAGCCGTGTTCGACGCGGCGCGGGTGTATCAGGACCCGTCCCTTCTCGACGTGCTCGACCATATCGACTCTGGCGTTCCGGGGGCCACCCTCGGCCAGACGCAGAGCGTACTGTCGAAGATCGCGGAAGTGCGGAACCAGATTCACGCCGACATCAAGAAGGACGACTCGTTCGCCGCCGCGCAGCAGAAGAAGGTCAAGCAGGAGGCTATCGACAAGTCCATCGACGGTGTGTATGACGCTCTCGACGCGGCGGAGGATCCCTCCACCGTGGACGTGAAGCAGTTCGCTGACGTGCTCACCGGGCTCGCCCCGGAGCAGAAGGATCGCCTCTACCGCATCAAGGACGCCTATGTTCGCCGCGACCAGCAGGAGACTGCCGCACAGGCGGGTCCGCTGTTTGAGCGTGCGTTCCGTGGCTCCCTGACGATGGAAGAGGTAGCCGATGCGTTCTCAGTCGGCCAGATCAGCAAGGACACCGCGAAGGAGCTGCGGACGCAGATCAAGCTCAACAAGTCAGGCAAGGGTGCTAAGGCGCTAGTGCAGGACACGAACTACACGAAAATCTCAGGCGACCTTGAGGGCCTCTTCAAGAACCAGATGGGCCAATACTTCTCCCCCGTCACGGCGGCGCAGGCGACTGTGGCCAAGTGGCAGTTGGAGCGGGATTGGGTCCGGTTCAGGATGGGTCCGGGGCGCGACGCCAGTGAGCAGGAAGCCGGTATGTGGCTCCAGCAGCGCTCGGCAGAGCTGTTCGCGCAGCAGTCGAGCGTCAAGCTGAAAGGCGATCCGCAGAAGCAGGCGGCGGAGATTCTCACGCAGTTCGCTGAGCAGAACGAGCAGGCGCAGCTCACCGACTGGACTAAGTCGAGGCTAGTCTCTACGAACTACCTCGCGCGCATCGTACAGGAGCAGGCCCAGAGTAGGGCGGCAAAGAAGTTCTCCTTCTCCCCCTCCGTGGCCTCCTTCCTCCGTGGATACCGCATCAACACTCCCGACGACGTGGACGCCTTCATCAAGGCGCAGTCGTCTCTTCCCGAGAGACAATAAAGCAACATGGCTGAGACTCAAGAGCCGCAGGGGACCACCTCTCCTGCGGCCACTGAGCTGTCCTCTCACGAGTGGACAGATCAGATGGATACCGCATACGGTGGTCAGGCACAGCCTACGGGCGGCGCAAAAGCGCAAGCCGACCCCCCGACCGGGAATCCTCTTGCACGGTGGCTCAAGAACCTCGCTCGTGGTCCCGGCGACGCCGTGAACGCGATGGCGCAGACGGCCACCGAGGCTTCGGTTGCCATCCGGCGCAGCCGCTTCGGCAGCTCGTTCATGCAGGGCACCCCCCTCGTGGGGCCTGCGCTCGATATGGCCACCAGCGCGCTGTCCAAGAACGTGGGGGACGACCCCGCGAAGGCTAAGCAGGCGAAGGACCTCGTAGTCTCCGAGCCCCAGCTCGACGCGGTGTACGGCCCTAAGCCGAACGACCTCGTGGGCGGGCTGCTCCACGGCACCTCGCAGTTCATTACCGGCGCACTGCCGTTCGGCGCTGCTGGTATCCCGACCGCTTCCGCCCTGTCTATGGGGACTGCGTTCGATCCGTACGAGGCCACCGTGGCGGACTTCATCACGGCGCACCAGAAGGACCTCGACAAGTTCCCCGTGGTTGGGCGCGTGCTCTACAACGTGGCCAACACGCTCAAGGTTGAGAACGACGACACGCCGATGGAAGCCCGCATCAAGAAGACTATCGAGGGTGAGGCTGTCGGACGTTTAACTGCCGCCGTGCTCCACCCCGTAATCCGTGGTATGGCCACCGGGTTCGCTCGCGCTAAGGCTCTGGCTGCTGGTACAGCAGAGGCTGCGCAGCGGGCCGAGGCCGACATCGCGCGTTTGAACCAACCCGCCCCTACCGACGTGGTAGAGGTCGTGGACAACGGGAACGGCACGGTGCGCGTCGCTCCGGTGCAGGAGCTGCGTGAGCCGCTCGTGCAGAATGGTGGGCGACCCAACGGTAACGTCCAGACATTCAACGACGCAACCAACGCGGAGTTTGGCTTCGCCCCCGGCGAAGAGCCCATCATCAAGTCCGCCAATGGCGAGCCTTCGGTCCTCCTCAAGACCCGCAACAAGGGTGGCGATGTGGTCGAGGTTGAGCTGGTGAAGAATCTCAGTGGCGAACCCGGCGCTGCCAGTGAAGCTCTGGGGCGGCTGGTTACGCTCGCTGATGAGCATAATGTGACCCTTACTCTCCAAGCCAGTCCGCTGGAAGAGGGGTTAAGTCGAGAGAAGCTGCGAGACATCTACCGTAAGAACGGCTTTGAGCAGACGAAGGCAGGAGATGCCAACATGGTGCGTCGTCCCGGCGACACTTCGCCTGATTTCAGGGAAGTGGAGAATGGGGTAAGCGCCACCTACAGCGATCCCGCTGCGGCCTCTTCCGATGCTGCGACCATCAACGCCGTGGCTTACGAGAACAGCCGCATGACTTCGATGTTCACGCCCGAAGAGGCGCGCATTCACAACACGACTGCCACCGCATTGCGGCAGGGTGAGGTTGGCGCGCTGGAGAACCCGCATTTCAACCTGCAGTCGATGGGAACCTCGCATGACGTGAACGCGCAGATCACCGCGCTCACCGAGCAGTTCAGCGAGGCGTTCTCTGCGGCACAGGGGCGACCCTCTGTGTCGAACGAAGTGCTGCATGAGGCGGCGGCTCGGTGGGCCAGTGAGGTCCATCTGGACAACTTCCTGCCTGCAATGGCCAAGGCCGATGCGGCTGGTCGTGTGGCCCTGTCCCTCAAGGCGGCTCTCTTCAACGCCGCTACGAAGCAGGCTGGTCAGGAGATGGCCGAGATCGCTGCGCTCATCGCGGCGAAGCCCGGCGACGAGGCGCTGATGTTCCTCGCCCGCCGCAGGCTGGCCACGTTCCTGAACGTCAGCGAGGCCACTGCAAACTTCAATACCGAGCTGGGACGCGGCCTGCAGGCGCTCAACGCCCGCAGTGCGGCGACTGCCGATGCGATTCGCTTCGGGAGGGCACCCGAGCCCGTGGTCCCGGCTGGTTCAGCAGTGGGCCGCAACGGTGCCGAGTCGCTCACGAATGGCACTCGCGCCCCGCGCGCGACTGGCGGGCTACAGGAGCCCCACCGGGTCAACTTGGACCGCGCCCCCCGGCGTGCGCCCGAGGACCTCGGTCTGGAGCACAGCCCCNTCGGTCTGGAGCACAGCCCTGAGGGTCCGACGCTGGAAGGCGGCACCCCCGACGAAGCCTCTACTCTGACTGGTCAGGCGCGCAAGCGCACTGGCGAGGCCGAGCTGGCGCAGCAGCGGCGCATCCAAGTGGCAGAGCAGCGTGCTGCCGAGCCCAACCGGGTCAACTTGGATCGCCAGCCCAAGACGCCTGCGGAGAACCTTGGGGTCGAACACTCCCCCGAAGGTCCCGAGCTGACTGGCGGAGCCGCTGAGGAAGCAACCTCGCTTAATGGCAAGGCCAAGGCCCGGTCTGCGTCGCAGGAGTTGGCTCAGAACGACCGCCTCACCGGCAAGCAGGCTCCCCCGATGGACCCGTGGACAATGCCAGAAGAGAACTTCCGTTCTCTCCTGCGGATGTTCGCGCGCTCCGGTGGGGACATCCGGGTCGTGCCACACGTACTGGCCTCCATCGAAAGGGAGACGGCGAACAACGCTGCCGCGTGGGCTGCGAAAGGTGCCGCCGGTAAGCTGGAGAGCCGCCTCGTCACCAACTTCATCAACAGTCTTATCTCTGGCTTCAAGACGATGGCCACCATCGCCACGTCCGGCGCAGCAATGAACGCCTTTGAGGCCAGCGCGAAGGTACTAGCAGGCGCAGGCACGCTGAACCGCGGACTGGCCGAAGAGGGCGCAGCGCAGTGGTACGCGCTGGCTCGCTACGCCAAGGAGAACATGCGGGGCGCGTGGGGCGCTTTCAAGGAAAACCGCAGCATCATCGACGGCACCCCGCCGTTCCATGTGGACCCGAACCCGATTATGAAGGGCATCTCGGTACCGGGCCGCGTGGCGGGAGCGCTCGACGAGTTCACCCGTGTCGCCGCCTATCGGGCGGACGAGTTCTCTGCTGCCTTCCGGCAGGCCCGCGATGAGGGCCTCTCGCTGGCGGACGCAGCGAAGCGGGCCGAGCTGGACGTGCGCACCTCCGTCGATCAGGCCACGGGCATGGGGCTCAACCCGGCAGCGCTCAAGCGCGCGGGTATCCCCACCCTGTCCGACAACCTTGGCAACGACACCCTGATCGGGAAGCTGTCGAACACGCTGGCGGAGTATCCGCTGACGAAGTTCGCGGTGACCTTCATCCGACCCTCGGTGAACACTTTCCGGTACGCGTGGGCGAACGCCCCCCTCCTCAACAGCTTCAACCGTGAGGCGCAGGCCATCTTCCTGCGGGGTGGTGAAGAGGCCACGACCCTGCACGCCCGTACGGCTATGACCGGCTCGATGATGCTCTACTCCATGAGCAAGTTCATGGATGGCGAGATCACCGGCTCTGGGCCGAAGGACCCCCAGCTCCGCGCCGAGTGGTCGAAGAACCACCAGCCCTACAGCGTGAAGATCAACGGGACCTGGCACTCCTATCGGCGTGCCGAGCCGTTTGCCACGTTCCTTGGGTCCGTGGCTGACGGGATGGAGATTTACCACGAGGTCCCCGAGGATGACCGCGATCAGATGGGCGAGAAGGTCCAAGCTGCCTTCGGCGCAATGGTGTCGGCTGGCGCTCGGAACATCACGTCCAAGTCGTGGACCGAATCCCTCCTGAACTTCTTCTCCGCCCTTGACGACAAGGACGGCCCTGCCGCGATCCGCTACCTGCGGGGAGTGGCCTCGGGCATGGTTCCCTACTCGGCGGCGATCCGTCAGTTCAACCCCGACCCGGCATGGCGCGAAGTGCGCACCATCCTCGATGGGGTGCGGGCGCAGACTCCCGGCTGGTCCGAGACTCTGCCCGCGAACTACGACTGGTCTGGCGAGAAGAGGGCCAAGCAGGGCTCCATGTGGAACCGCAACTTCGCAATCGCCCCCGAGATGGCTTCAAAGCCGCAGGTCGAGGACACGCTGGTGGATAACTACATCCGCCTCGCGCCCCCGAACCCGCGTCCCTTCAAGGGCATCGACATGTGGGACAAGAAGTGGGCACGACCGGACGGCAAGGTGCCGTACGAAGTGTTCATGGAGAAGCTCGCGGCCACCGGCATCCGCAAGGAAGTCGAAGAGTTCGTACACGATCCCGAGAGTGCTTTCGCCACGGCTCCGAAGGGGAATCAGTCGTACCCCGAGAGTCTGCGGAAGGACCTCGTTTCCCAGCGAGTGGGTGCAGCTCAGCTCCGCGCGCTTAACGAGATGCTCGATGAGTTCTCAGGGCCGGGTGGGTTCGCGGAAGCGTACCGCACGGCTCAATACACCGTCCCCGCCATCGCCAAGTATCAGGGCAAAGAGGCGGCGGACAGTGTGAAGGACCTCTACGGCATCCCCACCGGAAGTCGCTAACCGTGTCTGTAGAAATCGAACGGGCCTTGGGCCGGATTGAGGGGAAGCTCGACCTCCTCATTCCGGCCACGGAGGTCACGAACGCGCGGGTGAGCGCAGTATCCGCTCGCGTGTCCAAGCTAGAGAAGTGGCAGAGCAAAGTCCTCGGCGGCGCGGTGGTGGCTGGCTTCCTACTCGGCCTAATCATGCGAGCGCTGCACATCTAAGGAGTACCTCGTGGCAGAAAAACTCACCAACGACGAGCAGGTCGATATTGCTGAGCGCTTGCAGGGCAAGTGGCTCAAGCACATGGAGAAGATGCTCGACGCTGGCACCATCACGTCCACCGACATGGCGACGCTCGCGCGTCTGCTGCTGGCCAGTGGGTGGAACCTCGATCCCTCCAAGGTCCCCGAAAAGCTGCGCAATAAGCTGATCGAAGAGATCGGGGAGGACACCTTTGAAGAGCTGCCGGTTCGGCTAGTCCGCTAATGACCCCTGAACAGGAGTTCGCGGAGGCCGGGTATTCCGACTTCCGCGTGTTCCTGCGGGCAGTTTGGGACCACCTGCGTCTCCCCCGGCCTACCCCGGTCCAGAACGACATCGCACTCGCCCTCATGTCCCCTGTGGAGCGCCTCATTATCGAGGCGTTCCGGGGGGTGGGCAAGAGCTTCATCACGGTAGCGTTCGTCTTGTGGTTCCTGCGGATGAACCCGCAGCGGAAGGTGATGGTCACGTCTGCGTCGCAGAAGGACGCGGACTCGTTCTCCATCTTCGCCAAGCAGCTCATCGCGGAGATGGACATTCTCGCCGTCTTGCGGCCCCCTGCGCGCCCGCGTGCGGGGTTCCGTGATAGCAACCAGTTGTGGGACGTGGGTCCTGCCCGTCCCGATCGCTCCGCCTCCGTCAAGAGCGTTGGCATCACCGGGCAGCTCACCGGCTCCCGTGCCGACCTCATCATCCCTGACGACGTGGAGATCACGAAGAACGCCTTCTCCCAAGTGCTCCGCGAACGCAACGCCGAGCTGGTGAGAGAGTTTGACGCCGTGCTCAAGCCGGGCGGACTGATCCGCTACCTAGGCACGCCCCAGACCGAGCAGTCCCTCTACAACAAGCTGATCGGTCGCGGCTACGACCTGAAGGTCTGGCCCATCGAAGTCCCTGCTGCCCCCGACGAGTATCAGGGGAGGCTCGGCCCGCTCATCTACAAGATGATCGAGCGTGGCGACCCCGCTGGCACTCCCGTGGAACCC